ACAACCAGGATGGTCATCATTATCAGAGTGAACTAAAACACCAGCATCATCTAAAGCATTTATATCAGACAACAACATTCCGTTTTGTTGCAATATAGCACGAACACCTTTGTCGGGAACATTATCCCAATCTTGTTGACTTAATGGGCAACGAACTATGTCAGCCTTCAATGGGGACATATCTAAGTGGTCTTTAGAATTATCTAAACAAACATCATCAGTATGCCACAACAATTTATCTATTATATTACCTACATCTTTTTTCATATTTTTTTTATCCTTTTTCATCATAATATAAGTATATTATACACTAAAAATGAATGTCTATGTAAAAACTTATGGTACCAGCACCCCACTATTTGGAACGAAACTGGTATAGTAGTTTTATACTTTCTTACCAGCGGTGTGTAGTTCTTCTACAGGCACAACCATGTAAGGACCTTTGTTATATGCAGGCACTACTGTGTACTGTTTACTGATTTCTAGTTTTTCTTTGTGTTTAAGCCAGTCAACCCCTGTTGCAGACTCTCTAAATGTAGACAGACTAGGAATTTCTTCCGTTTCTCTGACTTTTGGTATAGAATATCTCTTAACAGACTGAGTTTGTATTGAAACTTTGTAATAGCCGTCAACATAATCAACATAATCGTCAAAGGTGAGTTGATTCGAGTGCAAGTACTTTGCTCTCATGCGTTTGTTGTATGCTCTGTGTTCGACTTTTAGTAAAATCTTGCGTTTTTCCGATAAAACCTTGCGTTTTCGCACTATTTTTGACTCCTTTTAGTTGTTTTTCGAGTTTGTCTTTGTTTTTGAGTGTGTTTTCCGCTACGAATTGACTTTTTTGCTTCTTCTAGTAACTTTATTGTCTTTTTTTCACCATAAATTACAACAAAACAGTCTAAAATTAGGTTAAAGCAGATGGAAATCACTTTTTCTAAGGATTTTGGATATTTCTCGAAGATTTGTATTAAATCGTTTTCAATATCCTTCTTGGATATTCGCCTATTATTCATACAAGTATTATACATTAGTCCAAACCTTTTGTCAAGCACTTATAAATAGTTTAAAGCAATCTTTATTAAGGGAAAAAACAATGCATGAGTATAAAGTAAACATTTTAAGAGTAGTTGACGGAGATACGGTTGATGTCGATATAGATTTAGGATTTGGTATGTGGCTTCGTAAAGAAAGAGTACGAGTTATGGGTATTGACACACCAGAATCAAGAACAAGTGATAAGATGGAGAAGGTGTTTGGTCTTGCCGCTAAGAATAGACTAACTTCACTCTTAGGTGCTGAAGCAATCTTACATACACAAGTCAGTAAAAAAGGCGAAGATATGAAAGGTAAGTTTGGTCGTGTTCTTGGAAACTTCGTATCACTTAACGGTGAAAAATGTGCTGCTGTTTTAATAAGAGAAGGACACGCTGTTGCTTATCAAGGCGGTAGTAAAGAGAATGTTGCAAGTAAGCATTTAGCAAACAGAGAGAGATTAGTTAGAGAAGGTGCGGTTGTAATACCTGAAGAATTAAAAACAGTATCAATAGCACCTGTTAAAAAAGTTATTGAACCTGTTGTTGAGTCTGTTGGTAAATCTATTAATGAACCTGTACCTGCTACGAGAAAACCAGCTGCTAAGAAAAAAACAAAAGCTAAAAAGAAGAAGTAATGCCAGAAGTAGCGCTCAAAGGTGAAGTGAGTTCTGTAGCGTGTGAAGATGGTGCGATAGGTACTGTCTGTCTAACATCTGGTGCGCCGAGTTTTACTCCAATAAAATGGAATTTTGATACCGATACGACACAGAAAAGTGATGCTGGTAGTAGTGATGTTTTTGCGGAAGGTACCGGCGTTGTAAGAAAAGATGATGCAATGAAGGCTCACGCTAATGGCGACCTATGTGTTGCAACAGCGACTAATCATGCACCAACAGTTTCTACTCACTCATCAACTGTATTTGTAAATGGTAAAGAGATTGCTAGAATAGGCGACAAATATAATAGTGAGAGTAGCCAAGACCATCGAATTACAACTGGTGCAACTACTGTATTCGCTGGGTAGGTCGTTATAAATATTACAAAAGAAAGAGGTTTCTAAATGTCAAGATATGACGCCACACAAACTAATGAAAGTACAAGAAGTTCTAGGATTTTTAAGGACCTCAATTTAGACTTTCAACAAAATACTGCAACGAAAGATATTCAGAAGATTACTGATATCGAAGCAGTAAAAAGAAGTGTACGAAATCTAATCAACACGAATCACTACGAAAAACCTTTTCATCCCGAAATTGGTTCTAATCTCAGAGCAATGTTATTTGAATTGATGTCGCCTCAGATGAATCATTTAATCAGTAAACAAATCGAAAATTTAATTAACAACTACGAACCAAGATGTAATCTAGTTGAAGTATTTGCACAACCAATGTTTGACAGAAATGGATATTCTGTTCAGATATCGTTCATGGTAAATAATCATCAAGAACCGGTGATAGTAGAATCCTTTTTAGAGAGATTGAGATAACATATGGCAACTAAACTAGAAATTTCAGAATTAGACTTTGATGGCATCAAAGCTAACTTAAAAACATTTTTATCACAACAGAACGAATTTACAGACTACGACTTCGAAGGTTCTGGTATGTCAACACTTCTTGATGTACTAGCATATAATACTCACTACCTCGGTTACAATGCTAATATGTTGGCAAACGAGATGTACCTTGATAGTGCAGACTTGCGTTCTAGTGTTGTATCTCTAGCAAAACAAGTTGGTTATACTCCAACAAGTTGCACATCTTCAACAGCCACGATTGATGTATTAGTTAGTCCGGCATCTGGTGCTTCTCTTACAATGTCAAGAGGAACTAAATTCTCAACAACAGTTGATGGGCAATCATATAGTTTTGTGAACAACGCTGATGTGAGTATTACACCAACAGACGGCGTTTACAAATTCAGTAACTTAAAGATTCACGAAGGTTCTTATTTAAATTACAAATATACAGCAAACACATCTGATATAGACCAACGATTCATTATACCAAACGATAGTGTTGATACAACGACACTAACTGTTAAGATTCAAGAATCATCATCTGATGCAACGACAAACACATATACACTTGCAAGTGGTATTACAGGACTAGATTCAACATCTAAAGTTTACTTTTTACAAGAAGTAGAAGGCGGTCGTTTTGAAATTTACTTCGGTGATGGTGTTTTAGGTAAAGCAGTTGCAGACGGTAATATTGTCATATTAGATTACATTAACACAAACAGAGATGCGCCGAACGGTGCTACATCATTTACTCTATCAGGAACAGTTGGTGGTTTTTCAAACGCAACGATTACAACAATTAGTAATGCAGCTGGCGGAACTGGGCTTGAGTCAATTGCTTCAATTAAGTATAATGCACCAAGAGATTATTCTGCACAAGACAGAGCCGTTACTGCTGAAGATTACAAAACACTTGTTAAGAGTCTATATGCAAACGCACAGGCAGTTCAAGTCTATGGTGGTGAAGATGCAGAAACTCCTGACTATGGTAAAGTCTATATTTCTATCAAGGCAAAATCTGGTTCTAATCTAACAGTTGCAACAAAAGAAAGTCTTGTAACAAGTCTTAAATCATATGCTGTTGCTTCAGTAACTCCTGTGATTATCGACCCAGAAACAACATATATCACACTTGTTGTTAATTTTAAATACGATTCAGGCAAAACAACAAAAGATGTAACAACACTTCAAACAAATGTATTAACAAAAGTTGCAAGTTATAATAACGACACATTAGAGGACTTTGCTGGCATGTTTAGATACTCAAAATTAATAGAGGCAGTTAATGACGCCGATACATCTATTCTAAGTAATATTACAACTGTGAAGATGTACAAGTATTTTACACCAACACTTGATTCTGCATTAAAGTATACACTTAGTTTTAACAATGCATTATATAATCCACACTCTGGACATAACTCAACAGCTGGTGGCATTATTTCTTCAACAGGATTTAAAATTGACGGCGACACAACTAACGAACACTTCTTAGATGATGACGGCGCTGGCGTTCTTCGAGTATATTATCTAAACGGAACAACAAGAGTTTATACAGACTCAACTTATGGTACTGTTAATTATGCAACTGGTGAAGTAATTCTTACATCTGCTAAGTTGACAAGCATTTCAAATGTTGATGGTGCAACAAGTACACAAGTTCGAGTATTTGCAACACCAAGTTCTAATGATGTTGTGCCAGTAAGAAATCAAGTTCTATCTATTGATACAACTAATTCATCAATCACTGGTGAAGTTGATGGTATTGTAAGTGGTAGTTCACAAGCGGGAACATCTTATACGACATCATCTAGCTATTCGTAGTAAGTAATGGCAATAAAATACAAAACTAATAAGAGAAAAATATCGAGTCTTGTTAAACAACAAGTGCCTCAGTATGTCTTAGAGGACCACCCTAAGTTCACAGAGTTTCTATCGTCTTATTTTCTTTTCATGGAATCTGCTGAGTTAAACTTAGATACGATTACAGA